AGGGAAGCGCTCAAGTGAAATCAATTAGAGTAATTCCAACACCAGATCTAATTGAAATGGCTAACAATGATGAACTATTTAACGTGACGATCGAACCGTTTTGTTCAGATTTCCTTTTACAAATTCAACTTGGAGAGGTGCATGTAAATGATATTCCCAGCAGTTTTGAAAAATGGCTCTCATTTGCAAGTGACGTCAGATTATCTGGATGGGGTAAAAATAGCGGGCTCAAATTGTGGCAAGTGAGCAGGAAGCTACAGCGCGAGGTGTACAGAAAATGTAAGATGCAGAGCTCGAAGATATAGCTTGACTCTTCACATATGCGATATTATGATAATCTCTCAATTCACAAACGAGGTAATATCAATGGAAAATGCAAAAATCTATAACACCAGAACGTCTGATTTATTTTTACACAAGATGTTTAATCCAACAAACGATAACAATTTAGCTAAAATACCCCGCGGACACTTGGCGGAAGCGTGCGGGATTATCCCCGACTACTTCTGCGAGGCTTGCCTAGCTGATGGGCCGCTAAAGCTGGACGACATCGCGGCGGGTATGGATAACCTTTACCAGTGCGGCGGTTTCTCTTATCCACTTGATGGAATGGTGGACGAAAACGGAATCTATAAAAGTAAATACGAAGATGACCCCGCATTGCCACCGCTGGGGCGTTTCATTTTCGGAGTGTCACGAGATAAGGGTTTTGAATGTTTCGTTTACGAATACGGCATCACCGCTATCCGCGACCTGGCAACTCGTGATACTAAAGTTGCGAGGTTTGACTAATGTTTACCAAATATGACGCAGCTATTAAGCGGGGATTGGTTGATTTTGATTGTGCATTGCCGTTAGCCTGGGTTCATGAATGCCGGGAGGCTGGCGTTGAGGTCGTCCCGCACTTTGTGTGGTCGTATGATAATCATATGCTTGGAACGCCAGCGGCGATTACTGGCACCGGCGACGCTCTCCGCATTTCCTTTCCCCACTTATTCTAGCCTACCGACTGGCCCGCGTTCGCGGGCCTTTCCTCGTCAAACAATAAACCGTTAAACCTGCCCCGCCCTGACTCCCGGGCCGTGGCTCAAACCTACCGGACCGATAATTTTATGGCCGGGGGCGTCGGTCACTGGCTGACGGGTTGCGCACCCCGTGCCGCGATTCGCGGCTAGGGGCCCCAGCGTATCGGGTCAATCCTCGCGCATTGGCGACCGCTGCGGGGGCGTTGCGGCACGCGGGCCACCGGCGTTTGCCTGCGGGTGCAAGGGCCATGTTTCGCGCAAATATTTACTAAGAAAACAGTTTCGTTTACAATTTTTTGTAAAATGTGATTAACTGTCTTATATAATCTCTTAGGATCCCTTAAAAATGCACTCAATAACGTCGTTATCGGACCGTAAATTGAAGCTCAAGTTGCGTTTGGCGCAGATCGAGCGCAATGAAGCGTGTAAAAATAATTTTTTACGTTTTGTAAACGCTATGTGGCCGGATTTCATCTCGGGCAGGCACCATGAAATCATTGCAAATAAGCTTGAGCGAGTGGCTAGTGGTGAATTGAAACGATTGATCATCAACATGGCACCGAGGCACACGAAGAGTGAGTTTGCATCCTTCTTGTTTCCGGCGTGGATGATGGGCAAAAACCCCCGGATGAAGATTATTCAGGCTACGCACACCACGGAACTTGCTGTGAACTTTGGTCGTAAGACAAAAAACCTGATAGATTCGGACGAGTACAAAGAGATTTTTGACACGGTTCGGTTAGCCTCTGATAGTAAAGCCTCGGGCCGTTGGGATACGAGCGCGGGTGGTATGTATTATGCCGTGGGCGTTGGCTCGAACCTCGCGGGCCGTGGTGGGGATTTGGTGATTATTGATGATCCTCATTCGGAGCAGACGGCGATGTCGAGTTCTGGCTTTGATGATGCGTGGGAGTGGTACACAGCGGGTCCTCGTCAGCGGTTACAGCCGGGTGGCAGTATTGTTTTGGTGCAGACTCGGTGGTCTGAGAAGGATATGACGGGTCAATTGATCCGTGCGATGGCAAAAGATCCGTTAGCGGACCAGTGGGAGGTTGTTGAGTTACCGGCTATCTTTGAGGATGGCACTGCGTGTTGGCCGGAGTTTTGGAGTAAGGATGATTTGACCGCGGTCCGCGCCTCGATACCTTTGAGCAAGTGGAATGCGCAGTATCAGCAGAACCCCACGGGGGAAGAAAGTGCGATTATCAAGCGTGAGTGGTGGCAAAAGTGGGAAGGGGAAGAGGTTCCCAACCTTGAATACGTGATTCAGAGTTATGATACGGCGTTTAGTAGGAGGACGACGGCGGATTTTAGTGCGATTACGACTTGGGGGGTATTTTATCCGAATGAAAGTGGTGCTCCGGGGTTGATGTTGTTGGATAGTAAGAAAGGCAGATGGGATTTTCCTGAATTGAAGGATATAGCGTTTGAGGAGTACAAATTTTGGGACCCCGACACGGTAATTGTTGAAGCGAAGGCGAGCGGTATGCCTTTGACGCATGAATTACGTGCAATGGGTATACCTGTAGTGAATTTTACTCCTTCTAGGGGGAATGACAAGATATCGAGGGTGCATTCTGTATCGCCTTTGTTTGAGGCGGGGATGGTTTGGGCACCGGATAAGTCATTTGCTGACGAGTTGATTGAGGAGACGGCTCAATTTCCCAATGGTGAGCATGATGATTTGGTTGATTCGATGACACAAGCGTTGATGAGGTATCGTCAGGGTAATTTTGTGCAATTGCCTACAGATGATTGGGCAGACGAAGATAAATCTGTTAGGATGCGGGTATATTATTGACTTTTTGGAATTCTTCTAGATGGGAATAATGGATATTTTACGGAAATCCCCACCAAAAGCGGCTGATTTATTGTTTGGTGGCCCGGAAGAGAGGGAGAAGGCTCGAAAGGCCAGTGAAGAGTTTGGGACTTTTGAAACGCTTGCAAGGGACGTTGCTCCTTATTTGCCTCAGTACAGTGATTTGAGGGCGTTTGACCCCAAAAAGTACCAATATTTTGATAAGAATCCTTCTGATTATTTTAATATGCCCATGGCAGAAACCAGCAAGAATCGGTTTTTTCCTATGGTGATGGAATATACTCCAAAAGATAGGGAGAAAGATCGTTCTTTTACCCGGTTGCCTCCGGGTGGTATTGCCGTGTACGGACCGGAAAACGCCACCGGACGAGTTTTGGCTCATGAAATACGGCATTTACGAAATCTAGATCAATACAAAGACCAAGACCCCGAGCTTGTAAATCGGATAAAAGATTTGTTATCTTCCAGAAATCAAGAGGAGTTTGACGATAACGTTTCTATGTTGGAGGATATACAGTTTGGAGAGTTTCAAGAAGCGGGGGATGTGAAGGATGCTTTGAAGGAGTATTTAGGAGATCCAGAGTTTATGGATCCTTTAAAAACAAAAACATCTAGTTTTGTAGAGAAACTTTTTGATATAACGAAAAGTTCTTTAGATGAGGGCATAGGAGCATTAGATATGCAACCGAAAAAGAAAGTAACGGATCCGGATAAAAGCAGGGCAAAGGCAGCCGTTGCTGGCATCGTTCGTAAGGCGGGATTGCAGCAACTACCGGATTCTGAGAAACTGGAAGATGTTGAAGATGATGTGATGCAACAATTAAACCGTGTTTTGGGGCGTAAGTGATGGCGGATCAACCAATAAGTACAGGTTCTTTGATGGAGCGCACTGTTCCTTCGCAGCTACGGGTAGAAGATTTAGAGGCGGAGGTTGAAGTTGAACTTCCTGATTCTCGTCTTGAGGTGGTATCGCCCTCTGATATAGAGACCGATATTGAAATTGAGATTATAGCGGAGGATGATGGGGGTGTTACCGTTGATTTTGATCCATCAGAGGATATCATGGTCAGTGGTGATTTTTATGCGAACCTTGCGGAAGAGCTACCGGACCGTGAGTTGGGGCGCATAAGCAGTCAACTTCTATCTGAATTTGATTCTAATAAGGCAAGTCGTAGTGAGTGGGAAGAAACCTATGCGAATGGTCTAGAGCTTCTGGGTTTTAGTTATGAAACCCGTGAAGAGCCCTTCCGTGGTGCGTCGGGCGTGACGCATCCTTTGTTGGGGGAGGCTGCTACCCAGTTTCAGGCGCAGGCTTTCAATGAGCTTTTACCCCCGAGTGGGCCGGTTAAGACGGTGGTTATGGGCAGTGAGACGCGGGAGACGAAGGATCAGGCTCGGCGTGTTAAGCAGTTTATGAATTATTACATCACCAATGTTATGGAGGATTACACTCCGGACATGGACCAGATGTTGTTTTATTTGCCGTTGGCGGGTAGCACTTTCAAGAAGGTATATTTTGATGAAGCATTAGGTCGAGCGGTATCAAAATTTGTGCCTGCGGAACATTTGGTTGTTCCCTATGAGACGTCTGACTTGGATACTTGCTCGAACATCACGCAAGTATTGCAGATGTCGTTGAATGATTTGAAAAAGCGGCAGTTAAGTGGTTTTTATCGAGACATTGACGTCTTACCGGGTCAGAGTGATTTGAATGCGGTGGAGGAGGAGATCAACCGTATTGATGGCATGACCCCTTCTCAGAGTGATTATGATTGTACTTTGTTGGAGGTTCATTGTGATTTGGACCTTGAGGGCTATGAGGAGATGGGTAAGGATGGTGAGCCCACCGGTATTAAGGTTCCTTATATTGTAACGATCTCTGAAGATAACGGGCAGATTCTATCGATTCGTAGAAATTACGCGGAAGGGGACCCCCTAAAGGCCAAGATACAATATTTTGTTCATTACAAATTTTTACCCGGATTCGGTTTTTATGGTTTGGGTTTGATCCATACAATTGGTGGCTTATCGCGCACTGCAACAGCGGCTCTTCGTCAGTTGTTGGATGCTGGTACTTTGTCTAATCTTCCGGCGGGTTTCAAGGCCCGTGGTCTGCGGATCAGGGACGATGATGATCCCTTGCAGCCGGGTGAGTTTCGGGATGTAGATGCACCGGGTGGCGCGATACGTGATAGTTTGATGCCTTTGCCGTTCAAGGGTCCTGATGGCACGTTGTTTCAGTTATTGGGTTTTGTGGTAGAAGCGGGTCAGAGGTTTGCCACAATCACCGACATGAAGGTGGGTGATGGCAATCAACAAGCGGCGGTTGGCACGACGATAGCGATGATCGAGCAGGGCTCGCGGGTTATGAGTGCTGTTCATAAAAGATTACATTATGCGATGCGGATTGAATTTAAGATTCTCGCTAGGGTGATGAGCGAGAGTTTGCCGCAGGAATATCCGTATGCTGTTGCTGGTGAGGACTCCTCGGTAATGGCTGCGGACTTTGATGATCGTGTGGATGTTGTTCCGATCAGTAATCCGAATGCTTTCAGTCAGTCGCAGCGCATTATGTTAGCGCAGTCAAAATTACAACTTGCTATGCAAGCCCCTGAAATTCATAATATGCATGAAGTGTATCGTGATATGTATGAGGCGATGGGGGTTACTGACGCTGATCGGATCATGAAGGCTTTGCCTGATCCACGGCCCACGGACCCTGCACAGGAGAACATAAACGCTCTTGATATGCTGGAGTTAGAGGCTTTTGAGGGTCAGGATCATCAGGCGCACATTACTGCGCATTTGATCTTTGGTGCATCTCCTATGGTAGCGCAAATGGCACCGGTTGCGGTTTCGTTACAAAAACATATTATGCAACACGTTAAATTAGCTGCACGGGAGCAAGCTGCTGTGACGTATATACAAGAAGTTGCAAAACGTGATGGAGAGGTTCTGACGGAAGAGCAGATGCTTGAGGTTGAAGCAATGACGGCTAAGTTTGTTGCGGAAGGTATGCAGCAAGTCAAAGAACTGTCGAAGCAGATTGTAAGTGGTGGAGAACAACAAGGGCCGGATCCGTTAATTGCTTTGAAGGAGCAAGAGTTGCAGTTGCGGGCACAAGCGAATCAAGCAGATGCGCAGCTTGATTCTCGTAAGGTTGACTTGGATGCGCAAGCTCTTGCAATGCGTAATCGTCAGTTTGGAGAGCGGATTGCCGCGCAGGAACGACAGACCGCAGCACGTATTGATGCTGCGAGGGAACGTGAGATTCTTAAACAACAGGGTGGTTGATATGGCGAGTAAAGTAAAGATTGTTACAAACAAGCCGGGACCTGCTCCGAAAGCGGTTGAAGTTGGCAAGCTTCAGGATGTCAAGGTGCCGGAAACGTTGACGAAAATGACGGCAAGAGGTATGGGCGCTGCTGTGAAAGGCGGTTCTTACATGGGTTATAAGTAGGTTTAGATATGGAAATTCCATCAAGACTTGATTTCACCACCAGCGGTATGAAGGGATCGTTTAATTTTGATGCCGAGGGTTATCAAGCTGCGATGGATAATTACATTGATTTTTTAAATGATCCCGGTAATTCGTTGTTTCGTCTTGCAAAACCGAAGCTAAGTGATTTTAAAAAAAGACAATTGTTCCGTGGTGGTCAGATTATTTTTGACACAGAAGCTTATAAAGACGCGTTACAAAGATACGAAGAGCGAGAGGAAAAACAAGAATCGAGTGGTGGACCTGATTTTGAAGTGGGTGGTGTCGGTGGATCTGATTTTGAAGTGAGTAGTGATGTAGGGTCTACACCTCCGGCTAGAGAGGGGTCCATCGACGATTATGAACTTATCCAAGATGAGGATCGGGTTGGTATGCCAGTAATAGGGATTAGACCACCCTATAGGCCACCCGCGCAGGGTTCTGCTCCGGTTAGATCTGACTATGCCAACTACTCTGATTATGAACGTGATTATCAGATGTATGCGGACACTACTCAAGAACGAAATAAATATTTTCGTAGTCCCGAGGGTAGAGCAGATTTTGCAAAGGATATTTCAAAGATGGCTGTGGGCCTTAAAGAGCCAGACCTCGCTTTTGATTTCAATAAAGACGGTAAGATCACTACGGCAGATTCTCTCGCTTTTGTGAAAGGCGCGGGGGATCATCCGGGCATAATGAGCATACAAAAAAAAGAAAAGCCCTTTCAGTCTAAATTTGATCCTAACAAATCGCCGTTTCCTGAGTATGATGCTCCAGTAGGATTCCAAGAAGGTGGAGCGGCCATGCCTCCAGATTCCTTACGAATCTTAAAAATGGCAACTGGACAACTTGAACCAGATCTTGCGTTTGGTGATATAAATCAAGATGGTAAGATAACTTCTGCTGATGCGCTAATGCGACTCAAAATTGATCGCGGTATTCTTGATGACCCACGAGGTCCGGCTCCAGATCCAATTGTCTCTTCTCCATCGCCAATGGAGCCCGCACCACCACCTACTCCTATGCCTACTCCGATGCCGGAACCTGCTCCGATGCCTACTCCGATGCCGGAACCTGCTCCGATGCCTGCTCCGATGCCTGCTCCGATGCCGGAACCTGCTCCGATGCCTGCTCCGATGCCTGCTCCGATGCCGGAACCTACACCTATGCC